AATAGACAGGCCTATTGTTTATGAAACTTATGAGACCTAAGAACTCATCTCCTCTCACGGTCTCTGTCTCAAAGAAATCGTCTGGTGTGTTAGGGTCACCTTGACTATGAGACGAAGATCGAACATCATCAGAAAAGTCTTCATATAAGACATTTTGTTGAGCGTTCTCTTCATTTAGAGTTCTTATAGACGCTTGATAATCTTTGAGATATTGTTCGGATATTTCTTCCAATGATTTGTTTTGATTCTGACCAGTCAAGACCTCAGACTTAAATCTCGGCAGCCTCATCGCTTGTTCCCTTCTAATTTTTCGTTCTGATAAGGTTTCTCCATTAATAGGCAGTGGTCTGTTTTTTGACATTCTCAAGAAAGAAGTGCATAATTGTTTGTAGACCCATATCAATAATCTGCTCCTCGGATTCTTTTCCATTTTTTCGAATAAAGAAAAAACATTGTGTCTGTCAATAGAGCCACTGTCGACATTGTTGTACATGTGCCTTATGGCCATCAAAGAAGAAGCAGTTCCTTTCTTTGACTCAAGTAGAACTAGTAGATTAAAATTGCTGGTTTCAATCACATGAACACAAGAGTCAATAGTGATCTTGCCGAGGGCTGTTTTCGGGTCAGAGCCAATCTTCAAACAATTAAGATAAGTGTTGAAGTCTTCCACTTTCAGACTCATCAATTCACAAAATAAAACAGTCTGACACATGGCTTTGTGATTTATAAACAGCATGTGAGACATTCTATGCCTGTTTATGGAAGTGAAGTCGTAAATTGCAAATTTTCCTGGGACAACCACCTTGGGTCTTTTGAACACAGAGGCCATGTGAGAAAAATCATGTTCGTACATATCAAACTCAGTCAAGTCGACTAATATAGAGAAAAATATGTGCTTGGTCACAGTTGTTGGTTTTAGTAAGAGCCAGATGTTGGCATTATGAAGCTTCTTGAAAATGAAGCTCCCAGAATCTGTCATTTGTGCCATGGAGGCATTAACTTCTTGCATGATCATGTCTATTATGGTGCAAGCACTGAAAATCGGCAGTCGAGAAAAAGTGTTTATGGCGTTCTGTACTCTATTTTCAATCTCATTGGATGCCTGAAGATTGAAAGTGTTGGCGTCTGAAGATGCTTTCTTTAAGGACTGCTCATAATTGTTCTTAGCTAATTGTCTTAGAGCTTTCACAGACTCGTTTTCGAATGGAGATATGATTTCGTCTCTGGGTTTCCAAATCACCTGGTCTGAAACCATTCTAGTTATGTCGTCCGTGTCACATTGATCACTGAATCGAGTTTTTTGTAGTCTTTCTTTTTCTACTTTCAAATCATTCCCTTCCATATGTTTGCCTTCGACTCCTATGGATGCCAATCGCTCCTCAACAGAAGAGTGATATTTCAAGGACACTCTGCCCCTCTGTTTGTTAGTGGAAACTAGTCTGTCCTTGTCCGACATTGATGACGCGGCTGACACCCAGGTCTCTTCTTCTTCTAAAGACCTTCGGACAAAATTGTTTGGACTACTTTCTGCAAACTGAAAGGACGATTCGAACATGCCAGACAATCCAGTGGCATCCTCTAATGATCTAAGCTCATCTCTGTGAGGGAAACTTCCTATCAGATCATCTTTATCAAATGGGCCCATTTCGTCTGCTTTCCTTTGAAGCTCTCGTATTTCATTGATCAGTTGAGCCTCTAACTGCTTATTTTTCTGTGTGGACATGTCTCGAGTTCTGTAAAGAGACTCTAAAGATTCCATTTTGTATTTCAGCTTTGGTCTTATGGATGCCGTGGGCGGCATGTTTCTAAGATTTTTGCCTTCTTTGGGAACTAAGAAAGGGAATTGTGCTGGTGCTTTTCCCGAATTTAGCACTGGCGGACCATTTTCTCTGAGTGCTGTTTGAAATTTTCTAATGGAATCCTTTTCAGGAGTCAAACTATCATCAGACTCTGAGTTCATAATTTCTGCTAATCTATTTTTTTCCATAAGAGTCACGGCGGAGATCGATTGAAAATAAGCATATTCAGACTCAACATGATTGTTAGAAAACATCTTCATCGATTTCATGATGTTGCTCCTAGACATTTTGAGAGGATCATCGTAAGATTCTAATATCTGAGGATTAGACATCTCTGTTTCGAAAATTTGAGTGAAGCAGTCAACAGTCAAATGATTTTTGCTGAGAGAGTTTTCCAAATCCGGGTCTCTCCATCCGAATAAATCTGTCAATTTAGATTTGATCATGAGGCCAAATTTGAAAGAAAGACAGGCAACATTCACCAAGTTCTGATCAAAATTCTTCAGGTTAGTGAAGACTCCAGAAGGATTTACCACCAAGATGTATAGTTTTGCTGTTAGCTCGGGTCGCCGTCCTCTTATCTCTTCTAAGATTGTATTATACGACATCATTTTAGAATCAAAGGCCGCTCTACATGCTTCGATGTTAGAGTTTCTAGTGGTGGTCATCTCAAAGACACAGACAGTGAGCTCTGAGTTAGGCTCTCTCGAGTATATAAGATCTGGAGTTTTGCTAGTGGGGAGAGAAGGAGGACTTATAGTTGACAGAAGAACGTCAGATTCTATTTCCCCACAAATGCTTCTAAACACTAGATCGTGTTGAAACTTTCTGACGACTTCTGTTTTTATGATGATTTCAATGTCACTGTTGGGCGTTGAGATTTGAGAGG